CACAGAACCGCCTACATCACCGGAACTAATGGTTTGCTTTACATCGCTTTTGCACAAGATGGTATCAGGCGATCCACCAAGATCCCAAATACGCGCTATTACCGCATTAATCATTGTAAGAGTAATAGCGGTATCAGCACCACCAGTTAAACTGGTTGTCGTGCCATCTGGATAACCTGCCGCACCGTCATTAACCAGTCCAAGACCACTAGCCGCAGCTATGATGGGAGTTGTACCGATCACGTTAGTGCCGACCCAAGTGGGATAGCCGCCAGTAAATCTAGCAGCAGCAGCGCCACCAGCATCCTTAACCGTACCCATTAGAAGCATAAATTCCATATCACGCTTCATTTCTTTTGCACGTTTAGCAAGCTGATAGGCTTGAGTAGATTTACGACCAGCAAAATCCACGGCTTCAGCAGTTCCAGAACTCTGGACTTGCGTTGCGGATATCTGGGTGTAATTCGTCAAGCGTCTTGGCTCTGTAGCAGCAGTAGACGCATAATCATCGCCTTCTACCTGTGTATTCATAGCCACTGGCTGCAACTCATCCGTTTGCCACTCAAATAGAGTGTTATCAGCAGTACCACGTCCACATCCATTTAGAAACGGTGTGTCCATAGGGCTGATATTGTATATAATATTACTTAGGTCTTCCCTGATGCCAATAGCACCATAGGTTTGCCTAGTATTTGCAGGAACTGTCATAGCATTTCCCTCCTAAAAGTTAAAGTTCTATAAAATCCTCTAACAGTACAGACGCATCATCAGCACGTCCAGACTGTCTAAGACGTTTCATTTGTGCAGCACGTTTGGATTTTGATTCATTACCAGAATCCCGCCCCTTACCGGCGCGTATTACTTTCGGCTTGTTCTTTATTTTCTTTGATTTTACATCAGCGTTCTGCATTGCATCATACTTAGACGCTTTCAGTAAAATAAGTAAAGAACGATGGTCTATAAGGGAGTTTATTTCCTCAGCAGAGAATCCCTGGCTGGAAGCGTAATCACGGATTTCCGATGCCATCCTTTTCTGCTTTTCGGGTTTACCCCAGTCTGGAAGAGCGACAGAAAGTTTACCGTGTTCTTCTCTTAGAATCTGGGAACGCAGTTGCTTAGATTCTTCGGCATGACGGTGTTGAGCATTGTATTGCTCTTGCTGCATACCTTGAACCTTCTCCTGCGCTTCACGAAACTCCTCTTTCTTTGTGACGTATTCAATGGGATCAGTGTCCTTTAGAGACTGCCAATCTACATTTGCGAACTTGTCAAGACCAGCCGATGAATTTGCTATGATCTGGTTTAGAGATTCCATGTACTGCTGACGCTCTGCCTGTATGGTGGAAACCTCAGAGTTGTACTGTTTTTGCAGTTCCTCCATTTGTTTCCTGTCATTGGACAGTTCTTGCGTCTTTCGGGTGTAATCTGACTGGCGACTATAGCCTCTCAGGAGTTCGTCAAAGGTAACCTCATGTTCTTCACCATTTACGGTGACGGCGTATAGAGGGTCTTCTTCTTCTCCGTCGTCAGTTTCCTCAGCGTCCTCTTCAGCTTCCTCCTCTTCGGAGGCTGCCTCCAATTCCTCTTGAGGCTCCTCTTCCAATGATTCGTCTTGAGTTTCCTCAATAGACTCTTCCTCTTCAGTAGGGACGGCTTTCTCTTCCTGTGGTTTATCCTCTTCAGGTTCCATTAGTCCGAGTAGTGCCTCTTGCGCTTCTGTTATACTTCCCCCTAGCGCTAGGGGTGGCTGTGTAACCGGGTGCGGGGCAGTTTGCGTATCCGCCATTTTATTTCTCCTTTAGATGAATGGGTGTTGCTCTGCAAGAACTTTATTCATATGTCCAGTTTCAACTATGGAGTTAATATGACCATAAAGTCTATCAAGCAATCTCATCGCAAGCCAGATTGATTCTCTGGCCTCCAACTCTGTCGAACCGCTGGATTCCCAACGATCCATTAAATCTTTTCTTAGTACCTCGAACATCTCATTGAACAGCGGGTTATTCAAAAGGGCTTGAGCCTTTTGTTCCTTTTCTGCGTTATCCATTTAGGTATCGCCTATAGCAACAGCCCTATTTTGCTCTCGCTCAAGGTTTAACTCTTCCACTTTTAACTGTGAGTCTATTGCTAGCTTCTGATATTCCTGTTGAATCTTCTGAGCCTTGAGTTGAACCTCTGCGGATTTTATCTCAAGTTCCTGTTTCTTGACTTCAGCCTCCATCAAATCAGCCTGTTCCTTAGGTGTGGGCTCTTTTTGTTGCGGAGGAACCTTAGAAGGATCGGTGAGGAAGTCACCAACATTCTGGAAGCCCATAGCCTTCACCAAGGCTGCCCCAAGATTGTAGATATTCTGTTCAGTTACAATACTCAAACCGCCCTTCATGGCTTCTGCTGAGAACTGAATCATTTGCGAGAGGTGCATCATCTGTTGATCTTTATTTCCACTCCCTAAAGCCACAGACACAGTGCAATCATACTTATCGTTCCATACGTCAGGACGTACCGGAATCCACTCATTGCGTAACTTAACCACCCTTTCTTTGTCTTGGTGTTTATATAAAAGTTCATATATAGTAATCATCAAGTCCTTTACGCCAGTCTCTGCGAAGTTCCTAGCAATGAGTTCTACACGACTTTGAGCAGCCGTCATAACTGCATTAACGGCGGTTGCTGTGGTGTGGGATGTCAGGGCGTTCTCATTCATTCCCTGAGACATCCTAGATACACCAGCCCTAGACTCTCTTACTCCATCCAAGTATTCAAGCATCTGGAAGGAGTATGGTTCCAAGGCGGGTGTGTTGAGGGGCATTACGGCGTTGGGGGATTTAACTCGAACAATCCCTCCCGGCCTTTGCGTGAGGAGATCATCTAAATTCGCCTGCCCCTCCAACACTGCATAACGTCCAAAGTTCTGGTTGTACATATTGTCCATGAGGTTACGCATCAGCGTACTCTTCATCAACTGTAAGTCCATCACTAAATCAGCAATGGATAAACCAAAGAACTTATGCGGAATCTTTATAGGTGTGATAGAAACAAAAGGAATTTTATCTATTTCTTCATTGGCTAAAACTTTTGACCCTACTGTACATACCTTTCTGAGTTCGGAAATACCATCGCCATTATAATCCGTCTGCAAGAAAGACTCATATAGCCAATAAGTTCTTAATGACTCATCATTAAAGTCATCACCCCCGCCATAGCCTTCCCAATATTGAGCAGACTTGTCAAACTGAAAACGCTCTAGGCGTTCAGCGGAGAAGGCGGTCATATTGTCACCACCACCACCCAAATCTGCTGGTTCTATATCTTCATCTGGATACATCTCTCGTAGTTCAGAAAGAGTCTTTAATACGCGATGACAAACAAATCTGGCTTCTTGTAAGTCCTTTGCTTCCCTACTGATAAGAAATTCAGAGGGAGGAACATTCTCAATCTTTATCTTTCCGTTGTAAGAACTGCGCTTTATAACGACATCGTGCGCGGGAGCGCCAAACTCTATGTATTCTGTATGCTCTATGACTTCAACATCATCAGCACTCACTAGGGCGGTAAAGGCTATCTCATCTAAGCCATGATACTCCTCTCTCTGACTCTCTTCATACTCATTCCACCATACCTTGACTATTCCATTCTTGGAAAGCAAAGCATCAGTGAACCAGGAGTACAGAATTTCCCAACCAGGATTATCTTTGGTAAACACATAGTTCACATAGTCCGTGGCTTGTTCTGCCATAGCAACATCTTCGGGACCATGAGGATTAAATTTTACCATCTCATCCCCGGAGGCAAATACTCGCATCAAGGAGGGCTTAATCCATTCAATGGTGTCCTGAACTGTGGAATCTACATATTGGCTACGACCATCTACTTCGTTACCAAAGGGAAGGCCATAGTAATACTTCATAGCCATTTCTCTCTGGGTAGAGATAGTGTCTCCCATGTAACCAAGAGAGTCAGTAATTTCTCCTCTGATCCTAGTTACTAACTCTTCTTCTGTGATTTTTTCTTTAGCCATTAAATAATTCCGTAGTTCCTGTATTCAACGTCTTGTGTCCATGATGGGTCTTCACCCGCCACAGCAAAGCGTTGGGACTGAAAAGCATATCGTGTTGCAGACATGAGGTCGTCTCTAAGAGGAACCACCTTATTGTCTTTTCTGTGGTACATTCTAAACTCCTCAAACCAGTCTGAGAGAGTAGAGAACACTTTGAATTTACCAGCCTCTACTGACTGAAGCATAGCCATCAAGCCTTCCTCAATAGAGTTAGAGCCTTTGTTACTTCCCAGTGCTGGGGGGTTGGTGAAATGTCCCAGAAGGAAATTACAACCCATGTTCCTATACTGATCGGCTAAACCTGGATTTCCCATGCTATCCCTTCTGTTTCCATCATGTGGATAAGCGATAGGAATAAAATGTGGTCTGGTCTTTATAGTTTCTGCATGAACAGAGGGGCTTGCTTTAGACGCCCTATAGCAATCATAGACGTAGAATATCTCCTCTTCCCTGTCCAATGCACACCACACAACTGCCGTAGGATGGTCCCATCCGAAGTCTATTGCAGCGATCCTCGGCCAATGGGACTGTATCTCCACAGGATCGACCATCACCCTCTCTTCTCCTAACGGGAAGACCAATCCTGAGCCAATCGAAGGTCTTCCGTATCTTCTCATTTCTCTCTCATGTGGAGAATATGAGGATAGAATCTGCTCCATCACCGATTCATTTAGGTGGCCTCGGCTGCCTTTCATGGAGAATACCTTCTCTGAGGCGTCATCCCATGTGGCGTTGGTCAGGGATTGACCGGACTGCAAGTTATTCATAAACGAGGCCACTGTCTCGGTCATTCCCGCTTCTGGGGTGAAGGTCATATAAACCATCCCCCTCCGGTCTAGCGTTCTCGTCACTGCTTGTGAGTACAACTCACGACTTGGTTCTTCGTCCAGCCATATGCAGTCAACGCTTCTGCCCTGCCATTTCTCCACCTGCATCTCGTAGGCTTTAAAGAATAAAGATGAGTTCCCACCGGAAACGTGTCTAATCAAGGCCACGCTTTTCGCGTTCGGGACACCGGGTTTCCTTTCGGTCTTTATTATTAGGTTTTTCGGTATAGCACCGGAACCGAAAGCCTCCGGGTCATCTGGGGAACCCAATAGTTCAAATTGTACAATATCCCTGGTAGTCTCATTAGAGACTCCACCAGCCCAAGCTACGATAGGTTGGGTGAACCTCCTACCCTTCCACCAAAGTGGATAGAGGCCCGTTATGTGATAGGCTAACTCAGCTGCTCCGCAATATGATTTTCCAATGCGGTTAGCGGCCATGAGAAGCCTCTGGTTAGCTTCTGAGCCTGTTTCGTGGAAATTCTTCTGATAGGGATAGGGGTCATAGAAGTCGAGTTTGTTGAACCTCTCACGAGTCCTTATCTCCCTGGCAATTTCAACTGCTTTTTCGAGTTCGCCCCTTGTAGCCACTGGCGTGGATCGCTTTGGCTTGACGTTCAGCGCCTGCTCTAGTTGCATAGCATTTTCCTGATTTTCCGTATTTCCATCCCTTCTTACCGCCTTTTAGCGTACACCGTTGAATGGGCATCTATTCCTACCCACCCCGCATCGCCTTTTCCAACTCTGTCTCCATGCTTCCCTTGCGTTTTCGAGAAGGCTTCTTCCTTAACTTGTGCAATATTTGGGCAGTGAAGTTCTCCTTTCCTACAAACAAATTAGGATTCCCATATCTATCATATAGCCCTGAAAATGGCTCTTTGTAAGCTCTCTTTTTCTTCTTCGTTAATCCTGGCATAGCTAGTATCCTTAGTTTAGTCTGTTGGGTAAAGCGTCCGGTTCAGAGGAGCCAGTCAAAGCCTCAAGTTCTCGCCTTAGTTCATCAAGGGAAGCACTCTCGACGTGGGAGACTTTCTGCTCCACTTTATCAACAGGTTTTAACCCTGCTCTGTCCAAGAAGTCTTTGATTGCTCCCAGCTTAACGGCTTCAGAGGCAGCCTCATTTATCAATTCGTGGAGTTTAGCCAGTACACCAGGGACACCGTCTGCCAGCATCTCCCTGGTTTTATCAGCAATGGCCTCAGCGAATTGTTTTTTGAGGGAGTATCCTTTCTGCTTGGAGGCTTTCTCAGAATAGCCTGCCATCTCCGCTGCTTTAGCGGCGTTTCCCGTTAAACAATAGGCTTCGATAAAAGCCTCTTGCTTCTCAGTTCTCATTAGTATGGGCCTGCCCCTGCGAGTAATCCTGGGGGTGGGCCAGCATCCATAGGGGGACCGGCTGGCATCGCTCCAGGCATACCTGCGCCTCCAGTGAGTTCTGCGAGTCTCTGGTCAATCTGTTCACGTAGGGCGAGTAATTGGCCTACCTCGTCCTGTGGGCCTCCTCCGGGTCCACCTACTTGTGGCCCACCCATTGGGTTTCCTACGGGTGGTCCCATTGGCATTGGTAATCCGTTTGGCATAATCTTATCCTCTATTTGATTCCTGTTATTTTTCGTCGCTTACCAGTGTGGTAAAAATGATTGGACGTTCCACGATTACCTTTTTTATCTTTGTAGTCATGCCATGCCCAGCCGTACTTATAGCCATTATCTATCATCCATTGTCGCTCTTTCTTACTTGATATGTCTAAAGCAGTTCCTTTTTTGTGTCTTGAAGTCTGCACACCCTTCACCGCATCGTTGTGGAGTTTTGTTCTGTAGGCTCCCTCCATCTTTATATCCCTGCCGAATTCAGCCTTAAAAGCCTTGTTCATTCGTTTGTAATCAGCGGCAGATTCGGGTTCCAGATAAGCGGTTCCCTGCTTTACATTCTTCTTATTTTGCGCTACACCATACCAAGATTTTCTGCCCTCGTCAGTATCATTTGGGAAGGTTCCAACATCAACTAGGGTCTTCTCGAAAGTTGTTCTAGGTGCGCCTATCTTAGACGATAAACGAGACTTCCTCTTTTCTTCTGCGAGTTTCCTCTTCCTCGCGTCTGCTGCCTCTTGG